CTGATTCAACCATTATATCAAGTTCTACGACACTTTGCAAGCCTATCTGGTATTGTTTCTTCAGAAATTCTTTGAAGTCTGTCTCAGCAAAGATAGGTGCCCAGAACTCTTCAGTTAGGGTTACATCTTTACGGACTTTATTCTCAGTACCTGCACGTTGATACCAACCATTACTTGGTTTAGTAACATACCCACCTGCCAGACCTACGTCCAGTAGACCAGACCATTTCTCTACACCACCATCCCACGATACACTAATAGGTATCTTAGAATTTTCTTTGGCAAATCGAGACTTCTCTACCTTGATTACAAAGTCATAACCTGTAACCTCAGTACCAGTCTTGTTCTGTCTACGACCAATGATCCATACATTATCAGCACTATACATGATACCAGTACCACCAGATACGATGTCTTTAGGATATAGACCGATCTCTTTGTAGGTATGGTTGATAGCAATCATTGGGATCTTCTTCATATTCAAGTATGGAGTTACCATTCTGAATAATGATTTGAATGCTTTCGCACGTGACATATCTGCAACTGACTTACCGTCAAGTGCATCATCCAGTTCTTTCTTAGATGCAAGGTTACCGACAGAGTCGATTACAATGATCACATCATCGGATGCTTCTAAGTTTTCCAGTTGACCGACAATGTCGATCTTTAACTGCTCGACATCTTTTACTGGTGTGTGTAATACACGTTCAGTATCGATACCAAATGTTTCGAAGTATGATTGCGGTGAACCAAACTCAGAATCATAGAACAACATTACTGCGTCCTTCTTTTGTTTTAAGTACGCACTTGCCATAAGCAATGCGAACGAAGTTTTGAAATGCTTAGACGGCCCTGCAAGGACTGTTAATCCTGGCGTCACACCACCATCCGCATCTCCACTCAGTGCTACGTTTACCATAGGGACATCGGTTGGTACCATGTCCGTTACACCAAAGAACTTGCTTGTCGCAAGTGTTGCAGTATCCTTTACAGTAGACTGCTTTTTCAATTTATCCATCAAACCCATATTATTCACTTTCTCCAAATGTTATATTATTAACTTTTTCACGTTCATCTATATCATACATTATACGATATTTATTGTTGATTGTCAAGACATTTTCCAATAAATCGAAACGTGAATCACCACGTGATTCCGAAAACTTCAGTAATGCCATTGTATCTTTGGGTAGACACGCACCACCAAAACCTTTCTTTCTATCTGGGCCAGGGACTCTGGTGTGTTTAATACCAATCCTGTCATCTGCCCCCATAGCACGGGTGACCATATTGTAACTACAATCAAATCCATCAACCAGATCTTTTAACTGATTAAAGAATGTGAGTTTAGTTGCAAGGAATGCATTTGTTGCATACTTCACAAACGATGCTTCGCACCCAGACATACGATAATACTTGTCACTTTTACAAAGAGAAAATATATCATATAGTTGTGCGAGTTCATCACATGCAGGTGCGGTTGCACCAAACACATGAAACTCTGCATTTACAAAATCTTCACAGGCAGACTTCTCAGTCAGAAACTCTGGGTTGTATGCAAACCGATCAAAGTTAGTTGTCTCTATAGAGTTGTACAACCTATCAATAATATCTGGTGTCACTGTTGATTTAATAACAACAAGTGAGTTAGTATTATTAATAAGTTTAAGCACGGCATCTTCTACGATGGATGCATCAACAAATCCTGTATTTGAATTCTGTGGTGTAGGTGCACAAATAAAACATACGTGCGGATTCCATTTCACCAGATCATCAATAGTCGTATCATGTTTAGGATCCACTAAAAAATGTTCTATCATAGGATGAGAGAATCCATACTCTACTGCCTTACCTACAAACCCATGTCCGACTATACCCATTCTTAATGGGTTGTCTCTGCTTATGGGATCTTCTGTAAACTCTCCTGCTTCTTTAGAGGGAGCATACTTGTCAAAATCATCTGCCATTATGTTTTCCTATTGCTGATCAAATCTATTATAATATTCTATATACCAATCGTAAAAGTTCTTGATACCTACATCTACAGATGTCGATGGTGTATAACCTAGTTTATGTAGTTTACTGGTATTGCTCCATGTTTCTAGAGTATCTGCCGGATGCTTCGGTGCCAAGTTCTTGATAGCATCTTTACCTACATTCTTCTCAATCTCTGATATAAAGTCCATGAGATTCACTTGCTCCCCACGTCCGATATTAAATATCTCTCCGGTAGGAATAGAATCATCATGTAATACGCACTCAATTCCACCAAGGATATCATCCACGTAGGTGAAGTCACGTTTCATATTACCATAATTATACACTGTTATTGGTTTGTTGTCAAGTATATTTTCAGTAAAAGTAAACAGTGCCATGTCTGGTCTGCCCCAAGGGCCGTACACTGTAAAGAATCTTAGACCAGTTGTATTCAAACCAGATGCTTGAAACTGACATTCGTTTGCCCACTTAGACCATCCATATGGGTTCAACTGTTTACCAGTTTCTTTACCCTCAGTCCAAGGTAATTCAGATCCTGCATATACACAAGAAGTTGATGCGTAAATGATTCTTACATCCGGAACGAATTCTCTACATGCATCAATTAAGTTTTGAGTACCATCGATATTATTTTCGTGGTATTGTTTTTCCTTACCATATGAATCACGTACTCCCGCATGAGCGGCAAGGTGAATAATATGAGTAGGTTTGTATTTTGAAATTAGTTGTTTGAGTTTAATATCATCTCGTAGATCTACTGGTCTTACGTCAAGACCGAAATGAATAACCCTGTCTTCTTTGAGTGACGGGTGATATAGATGATCATTATAATTATCTAATCCAAGGGTTTCGAACCCCTGTGTGTTTAATCTATTTGCTAACTGAGATCCAATGAATCCCGCCGCTCCTGTTACTAAATATCTGTTTGCCATTATCCGTTCCTATAAATGTATTCCAATGCTCTGTCTGCCTCTTTTTGTAGTGGACGATTCTCGTACCAATTACCAGTCTCTGAGTCAAACTCCTTACACAGTGTAGCAATTTGTGATGCCGTAATCGGATACCCCTTTGCAACTGCATGACCTGCTATTGCCACCATGATCTGATACATTTTCAAGTACCAACCTGTGTCGGTGATTGTCTGATATTCCATACCCATATGTTTAGGGAAGAATGGACAGTCACGATATGATGACCAATTGTAGTCAGTGTTATTTAGACTATTCTTACGATGTTCAATTACTGCTTTCTGCATTTCCGGTGGTAGTCTGTCTAGAAAAGTATTTCCAGATCTTTCTACATATGGGTGTTTAGCAATCATTGCTGATACGTTTACCGCATTACCACCATTATGGTTAAAGAAAAAATCCATAGCATTAGGATACTCTGCCGGAACATAATACATACGTGCAAGATCCTTCGTCTGCGGATCACCGATCTCACCGATGTCTGTGTTGAATGCGTACCAAAAGGATTTGATTCTATCACTTTCAACGTGTTCATCAAGTTTGAAGACAAGACGGAACTTAGGTAATGACTCCCTAGAAGAAGCGGTAGAGTAACACACAAAATCCAGATCATTAAATCGTTCAACTAATTTCTCCTTTAATACATCAACAGTAATATCGTGAAACCCATCATCCACATCAACAGCACACCAAGCACCCCAATGTGTAACAGATTTATTACTACGTGTTGTACCGTCTTGAAACATAGCAGGACTAATAAGAGGACTAGAATTATTTCCACCTTTCTCTCCTTTCTGATTACTCAGACCTTGTAGCAACTCAACGAACTTAACCCACGAAGAAAGGGATACTCTCTTATGGGTTTTGTTGTCGAACTGTGATTTAAATATAGTTAATTCATAATTCATAGGGGTATTATATCATAACGATTGCGTCTTGTCAAGTTATTCAAAAAACTCTTCTAAGTCTGAACTGTCTTCCGTATAGTCAATAAAGTTGAAGTTGTTTTTCCATTTGTTTTCCATGGATCTGAAACTGATACTCATCTTATTACCAGTATAGTGTCGAGGGATAATGTACCAATCGTCTGTCGGAATGTGATGTAACGCAAACCAATCAATCGTATCTTCTGGATAACAGTACTTGATCTGATTACCCTTGTTAGATGCCTTGGTTATTGTTGCTTGTTTATTGTTAGTTGACTTGATCTGAACACGCAGTGCTTTCTTGTTCGCAACCACCACCATATCAAAGTCATCTGTTCCCACGGGTATACACGGTTGATGACCATACTCAACAAAACACTTTGCCATGAAGGCGACTTCTGCCCTCTCGCCTTGTCCTGTTCTCCAATGTGGGTTTCTTGAAAACGGATCATCTGGATGTAAATGCTCCTGTCTTTCATTATATTTTTCTATTGTCATCCGAAAAAGTCCTCCAGTGATGCTACTGGTTCTGCGTCCCACCCGACTGCGTCCAGAATTACTTGGATCGGATCGAGGAAGGATTTAGTAAACATCATATCATAGTTAATGTATTTGTTTAGTCCCAGTTCTTTAGGTAGGTTAACCGGAAACGAGACCACGTTAGAACCTACAGGGTTGGGCATACGTAAGTACGAGAATTTAATCTTCTCACCATTCTTGACCATCTCGTATCTTTTGGTCAGATTGTTTTCTTTTACTGCAAGGTTATATATGATTGCTCCACGCACATGGATCGGGGTACCTTTCTTAAACTTGGTAGTCCTATCCATCCACTTGTCAACATTCGACATGCCACGAGGAAACGATATGTCTTCGGGATTCATGGTTTTAAAACGAGTCTTGAAGTTAGAGATAAATTTCTGCGTTTCGGTCTCGGTGCCATTTATGATTACATGGAAGGCATCTTTGAATGCATCACGTACAACCTGCGGTGTACTGGATTTGATTGCTTCGATACCCATCATCTTTAACTTGGGGGTTTTGTACTGGACACCCTCGTTGTTGTGGACGTTGAGAATGTATCTCTTCTTGGCAGTCCAGATCCCACGAGAGGCAATCACCTCACGTCCCATCTCCATGCGGTTATCATACGCACCAGTAACTTTTGCCATACTATCGTATGACTTTACCAGAACTTTTTCGAAGTGGTCTGCACAGATCTTGTCAAGAAACTTAACTGGATCTTTGGGGTTGAACTGGTCAACCAATGCACCCATTCGGATGTAGACAGAGTCAGTGTCAATCGCAACAACGTAATCTTCGTCTGTCTTGAGAATGGTTTGCATCTCATCATTGACGGCACGTTCTGCCCACTTGATTGCCAACTGACCTGCGAGAGTGATACTCTCTGCTACACGTTGGTCAAAGTAACGGAAGTACTTATTGCCTAGTGCACCATAGAGTGAATTCATAAGAATCTTGATTGCCATCTGCTGATTGTTCAACGAGGTGATCTTGTACTCAAGTTCTTTCGTAGGATTGTTTTGGTTCTCTTGCTCCAGACGTAGCATCTCGTTCTTCACGAGTCTACGTTCTGCGTAATACTTCTTAATGATCGTGGGGATAACACCCTCACGTTCGTGAGTGAATCTTACACCAGTAGGTGCGACAGAGTAACCGGTATCACCTACATTGATAGATCCGTCAAGAAACTTGTCAACGTTCACGTCACCGAAGAATCCGTCCATGACAGTTTCGGGTGACATATTATATTGTACAATGATGTTAGGGTACAGGGAGTTCAAGTCGAACGAGGTAACCCAATCATGGGATCCAACCTGTGGTTCTTTTACATAACCGCCTGGGTATGAAGTCTTAGGTTTCTCGACCTTGGGTGGTACTGCTACTTTGTTCTTGTTCAGCAAACGGTAGATGATACTGTCCCAGATAGCAGTCGTACCTAGAGTGTCCGTATAGTTTACACCACCACGATATGCCATGGTAAGTACTAAAGTAATCAGATCGAGTTTCTCATCAATGCGGTGAACTAACTCAACGTCCTTGATATTATAGTCAATAAACTTCTGGTAGTCTTCCTTGTATAAAGTGTATAAGTTGCCGTGCTCTTCATATGAGAGTTTGCGTTCACCTAAAACTACGTTGGCAATATGATCTAAACGATATGATTCTTGTTGGGTGTAGGTAAACTTCTTGTAGATTTCGAGGTAGTCAAGATTCTGGATGCCGTCAATCTCATAGTACTGATTTGGTTTACCGTTAATAGTAACGTTGCGATCACGCACGTTGCCCCACGGAGACCATTGCTTGACACGTTGGTCACCCAGAACTTTGAGTGTCCTATTGATTAGGTATGGCATATCAAAGAATCTGGTATTCCATCCTGTGATTACATCCGGATAGTTATGTCTCCAGTGGTCAAGAAACTTCTGGAGCAGATCTACTTCGGAATCACATTGGACAAACAATACATCGTCACGAGTAACATTATATTCTTGTAGTCCCCACACACGATAGACACCATCATTCTGTCGCAATGCAATAGAAATGACAGGGTACTCTGCTTTCTCTGGTACGGGGAATCCATCATCGGATTGAACCTCAATATCTAGATTGTTAACTCGCACGAGAGATCTGTCGAATTTAATATCGTTTGGATGTTGCTCAGTAATATACTGTGCGATAAAATTAGAGTTACCGTAAATCTGAAAGTTAGATACGTGCTCATATCGTTTGACAAAGTCAGAGGCATCTTTCATGTCACCGAATGTCATGGGTTCTACAGCAACACCGTCCAGAGATTTCCAACCTTCGAATCGCATGTCTTTAGGTTTACTAGGGACATACATCGTAGGTTTAAACGGGACTTTGCGTTGATATTGTTGTCCGTCTTTGTACCCACGGACAAGTAAGTTGTTACCGTACCTCAGTACGGAAGTATAAAATTGCATATAGTTTCCTTCAATAAGATTACATTATAACAGAAAGTAGGACTACTTGTCAAGTACATATATGGGTTCAATGAAATTTAATTTCTTTTCCCCATCCACTAGGTAGTGATTATCCATGTCGTGAGAGTTAGGTCTCTTGGATAGCATCATACCGGCAATGTATTGGAATCCATAACGTTCTCTCATATCTGCTTCGATTGGATTACGTTTACCCTTGACTACTGGATCTACAATATTGATCATAACTTTTTTGCAGTGTTTCTGCATAGCATCCATAACTGGGAAAAAGAATGTATCTCTCCAACCAGTATATTCATTATATCTTTTCCAAGACTGATTTCCTTCAGAGTCAGATCCTTCGGCATACTTCTCGATTCCAAAATAAGGGGGTGATGTAAACATTACATCGTGTTCGGTTTCACATACAGTATCCCAGTCGATATCTTCTGCCGGTTTATTGTATATACGCACTCTCTTCTCACCTACACATTCGAACCAGTCACCATGATCTTCGAAGTATACTTCTTTTGGAAACAAGGGAGACTCTAGTAAATTCTCGTATGCTTTACATTGCTCTTTATATAGATTATAAGAATCTGTATTGGGATCACAACCAAGATACTCGGTAGTATTATTAGACGCATAGAAACCTGCAAGTCTATCACCCCATCCACAAGAGATGTCGATTACTTTTTTCGCACCTTCTTTCTCGTATACAGTTTTAGCAACGGATGGTTTGAACTGTGTTGCAACATATCCAGATAGTCTAAACATCGCACGATACTTGTGCTCATCTATAGATGCTTCTTCACCTTTAAAACTACGGAACAAATATAGCAACATAGAATGACATCTAGACGTGTGCGGATTATCCCATGCCCACTTACTTGATTCACATGTAGCATGACCACAGGTGTAACGATTGTCTGCATGGAAATGATTAGATACTGGATTAAAGTTATGACCACATGACATGGCATACTTTACTCGTACCGGTTCATCAAATTTATTACGAACAGTAGTAGGATCTAGATCTTTCTTTATATTAGACTTATAGTCAGACTCAAGTAGTTTATGAAATGAATCTGCCATCTCATATTTATTTGGTCTTGATATAGGTAGTGGTGGTTTGTTGGTTGCAAGATAATCTTTCATCTGCTCCATAAACCAAACTGATCCAACATGTTGATCATCTGGATGCTGATTGCGTTCTCGGATCTCCTTCCATTCATCAAACGAAAAGATCGGTATCCGAAACTCATTGTGTGTATAATCTATAATTCTGTCAGTCATAGTAGCATTGTACCATACTAAACGGGGAATGTCAAGGGATAATATGAAATTGGTCGTGTCGAGTCCATGGTTCGTCTATGAACGATTCTTTATATGAATGATGGTCTTGAGTTACTTTTAATCGTTTAGATATTACTTGAGTTGTCGGAACTCTTGATTTACTGGTCTGACGATTCGGATCTACACCATTAAATGGTATCTGGCAATTGTTTCCAAGGTATAGTGTATCACAATGGTGCCATGGTACAAGACATGTTTTCTCTTCTTTGAACTGTAGAACTCTTGAACTATAGGTAGCAAACAATCTTTGAAGACAGCAGTAAGGCCCACAGTTGATTGGGAAGTCTCGTTCTGATAACAACTCATATTGATACTGTGCAGTTTCACGTTCAAATGCATAACATCCCATAAACAAACCGATATTAAGATAGAGAACATCCATCTCTAAACACTCTTTAAAATATCTCACATCACCATGAAACCAAGTGTCATGTTCTAATACTAGAAACCTTTCATCCTGTAATGATTGCTGTCGCATTAACTCCCAGTGAGAACACATCCCTGCCATCTCAGATGGTGAATGCATAGGCAATCCCTTTCCCTGTTTTGTATCACCAAACATTAAAGACTTTGCCCAAGTGTATTTTGCATGATGCTCTTCGTACTCTGGTGACTCTGGTGTAATAGCATCGAAAGTTTCTATCTCAATAATACCTTCATCAACTAATGGTTGAAAAGAGTTACGAGATATCTCAGCATATTCTTCTGATCTTTCGTCTCCTTTGATTACTATCTGTTTTGCAATCATTCTGGAACAAATCCCCACTCGGATTGGGGTTTGTTTACTATATTAAAATGTGTCTGTGCATCTAGATCATCTGCACCTCTAAACTGTACGTGTACAAATTTAGTATCCTCATCTGTATAGTTTTTGAAGATTCTATTCTTCAGTCCTTTCAATCTACTAAACGTCATAATAGAATTCCAACTAGAAGTCAACTCTTGTATTTCCTCCCAATCGAAATGTGCAAACATCTGTCCATGTAAGTATGGTTGATCACATGTATAGAAACTATCTAGACCATATTTTCTGACTTTATCTACATAATACTTGGGATCAGAAAATTGTTTACGTGCTTGTAGTCTTGCTTGTTTTGAATACAACACCATGCCGGTATTATATACGACAATGCCATGTTTATCACGAGGCACCGGAGTCTGATAACACTCTTTCATCATCTGTGCCCATCGTTCGTCCTGTTCGTGAGTTATACGTCCCGCAGTGATTGTGCGGATCCTAGACTCTTCGGGTTCACGACAGATAGCAATCTCACCCCAAAACATCTCGAAGATATCAACGTTAAGATTGTCTTTAGGAAATACGTCCGTATCTGCAAACATGACATTATCATACTTGTCAAACGATTCGTCCCAGATAGGTTTGAGTGCACCATAGTGCGGGGAATATCCTCCGAAATCATGTCCGAAGAATGTGCGTAAAAAGTTGGGGTTGTCTTCAAAGATATATTCTGCACCGATGGACTCTGCATACTTTCGCATGGCATCAACACCTGCACGGCAAGACTCTTTTATCTCTCCATCCCAATATTGGTAAATTAAATTCATAATGTATATATTCCAAATGTAAAAAGAAATCGAGGGACTGAACGTCCCTCTATCCCCATTAGATCAATGGTGCCATTGCAGTTGCCATAGTGAATATGACAAGTACTCCAATAACAACATTGCCAACAGTATCGGGGTTTGCCCGCTTTAGTCTGCTGATCATTATTGTTCCCTCCACGAAAACGATTAATTGATATCGATTATTCGTGGACGCTTCTCTTCTGGAAGTACTACCTTCAGATGAACTGACAGGATCCCATCCTTGTGAGTTGCTCCGTTTACTTCTACGTACTCGGATAGTCGGAACTGTCGTTTGAACTGTTTAGTTGAGATACCTTGGTGGACATAGTCCCGATTAAGTTTCTCATGTTTACCAGAAATCGACAAGGTTCGTTCTTTCTGTTCAATTTCTATTTCGTCCTTCGCAAACCCAGACAAAGCAAGTTCGATGAGGAATTCGTGCTCAGCGACCTTTACTACGTTATGGGGTGGATAGTTGTCATTTGCATGACGACCTCCGATGAAGTCCAATTCATTAAGTAAGTGTTCAAAACCTACAAATGTTTGTGGTGGAAATAAAGTTTTAGTCATAGTTTTCTCCTATTATTATAGCAAGTTAAAATGGATACCCGACCTATTCGGCATATCCGACTGTATTTATACAAATTGGTACACTTTTATGCACATTAATTTACATTAATATTACACTTTTATGCACTAAAAATATATTGAGGGATCCGGATCTCCTTCGACTCCGAAAGAGAATGTTACCCTACTATCGTGGGGGATGATCTGGTGATGCGTCCCACGAGGCAACCATACATAGTCGCCTGGATGAAACCAAAATGGTTCATCGTTATTATGACCTTCCACTCGCATTTCTATAGATGCAAGGACTTGTACTAAAAACACGTCCATAGCATCTTTATGCCAAGGGTAAGAGTCAGAATTCTGTCCAACACCTGTGAAGGCAATGTTGGTAATTTTGTTTCCATGCAGGGAAAATACATCCTGCATTTCTTGCTCGACACTACGAGCAAAGTCTGGTGCGGATGGTCTACTATGAAAGTTGTTTAGACCTATACGCATCTTCTTAGAATTAGTATCAGTTAATTTATCGGGATGTGTATCTATTAAACTTATGTGTTTATTCCAATCATACACTTCACTTATATCAACCGGAAGTTTACCAAAGAAGGGTTTCTTCTCTGCTATCTCATCTTCTCTATCATCAAATATATTAAACATATTACTGGATCCAACAAACAGGATATACACACCAATATGGATTAAAGACTCCTAACATCCATGCAAGAAGAATCCATAGAGGAATCTTTGCCCAGAGTTTATCCTTTGACCATTCTCTAAATCTAATAGCATAAGGTGCTAACTTATCAAATAACCACTGTGTCATTTGTTACCTATATTATACTTGGGACACAACTCCCAATTCTCTTTATCTTTAAAACCAATAATCTTAATCATTCGCATTGGTGCACAGTCTTGACAGACTTCTTTATTCTGTATTTCGACTAGTCCCCAGTCTTGAAGTAAAGTAGCAATTGTATTTCTACGTTCTACGTCACCTTGCTCCAGATTAGATTTTTTACCGTCAAGCATAAACAATTCTTTGAAGTGTACTATGAAGTACCGACCTTGTTTATGAAGAATATGACAGGACTGGTATAGTTTATTATCACGTCTGGATGATATACCTATACGAGTTAGAGTTTCTTTTACTTTGAGGAAGTCGTCTGGTTCTGCTAAAGTTACTTCTAGCATTAGTCCAGAGTTCCATTCTACGACATTATTTTCTTCCACCTTTATCCACCTTATTAATTATTATGTTAAGTTGATCAGTGGAGAGTAACGGAAGTATTTGACGTGCTTTTGCATCGCTGTAACCATAATACTCTTTCACCTTATCAATATTATTTTCCAATTCAGATTTAATCCATTTAGAGAAACGTTTACGTTTCCTTATTATATTTATAAGAAATTGATATTGTAACTTACTATCTAGGTGGTGATACTTATTCATCTCATTTGCGATTGCAACAGTATCGGGGAAATAAGAAAGAGTACGATTAACCACGAATGGCACGTACTGCTTCTCAGTGTCTGGATCTTCCATTAGATCTTTCTTAGTCATATTAATAGAATTAAGAAAATCGAATGGTGATAATTTTTTCACAGTTGACATAATGTAACACCAGATTTTTGTAGAAATACGATACCATCATCGCATCTCAAATGTTTAGTTTTATAATATACTTTACTTATACCACTCTGATAGATTAGTTTAGCACAATCTAAACAGGGTGCTGTAGTAGTATATATGGTAGCATTATAACATGATTCTGAGGACATTGCAACCTTTGTGATTGCATTAGATTCCGCATGAATCACTGTATCATATGTTACCAGATCATTTTTCTTCTCATCGAAATGTTCGCACTTGTTGTCCCATCCTGCGGGTTGTCCATTGTAACCAATAGAAATAATTCTATGATCTTTTACAATGACGCAACCAACCTTGAGTCTTTTGGCATGAGAAAGATTGGCATAGTTCATTGCCGTTCTCATGTGTGCGAAGTCCCACTTGGTAGGTTTATTCCTCTTTAATGAAAATACCATCTACCATCTTTCCTTTTCGATCTTTAATATCAGCATAGGCAACTGCGAGGCAATGTGCTAGAGGTAACCCATTACGTTTAGCAATGTTAATTAACACCACCATGATGTCACCGATATCATCTGCTACGTCACGTTCTTTACATACGTTATCAGATAACTCACCTACTTCTTGAATCAACTTACATACTTGATCCTTGTCGGTTGCACCATCTATAAGGTTACGTTCCATATGCCAGTGTTCTACTTGCGTAATAAGACGTTCGATATTTGGTTCTGCCAACTTATTCAACATACCTTGCTTGGCAGGTGTTATTACGTCAAACATATCTTCTTGTCTCATTTAAGTATCCTCACTTACATATGCAAGATACAATCCTAAGACTGCAACACATACACCCAATACTACTAATCCTGCTAAAATTTCCATTTATTTAATCTCCACGTTTGCCATGATCTCAGTCATACAGGCAACTAAGTTAAGTTCGTGATCTGCCACGAACGCATTTTTGTATTGATAGTCTGCGAGAATCAACACAAGTTGGGGAATACTGGCGGGTGCCACGTATTCATACATAGCATCATAGATGCCACGAAATATTGATGCGGGTTCCATGTCCATATTCTCTACTACCCATCCACGCATCTTCTTGAAATCTTTCTTCTTTACTGCTTTGAATAGGACACTGTAGTTATCATTAACGTCACTAATGATACATCTAAGATTCAGAGTACCACCAATAGAATGACGTTGCAACTCATTGAGTACACGTCTCCAGTCGGGGGCATGTTTCATGATCAACTGTGCAAGTGTGTCTTTGTTATACTCAACACCCTCACCCTTCAGTATCTCATCCGCACGGGACATAAACTGTCCACACAATCCTGCCAGAACTTTCTTAGAGAAGTTAAACTCGTAATTAGAACAACGAGAGTGTAGGGGTTCGATCACTTTGTTCTTGAAGTTACATGTCAGAATAAACCGACAGTTCTTACTGAACTCTTCGATGAAACCACGCAGTGCGGGTTGAGTTGATTGGGGATTAAGGTAGTCTGCTTCATCAAGGATTACGACCTTGTAACCGCCAGAGAGGGAGACGGATGAAGCAAACTGTTTGATCTTGCCACGGAGAGTATCAATGTTACCCTCTTCAGAACCATTGATGATTATATAATCAAGTCCAAGTTCTTCGCATATGGCACGTGCTATTGTAGTTTTACCAGTACCTGCGGTACCAGAAAGTAGCATGTTAGGGATCTCACCCCCATCTACTATTGCTTGTAATGTAGTCTTGATTGTATCTGGTAGGATACAGTCTGCAACTGTTTGTGGTCGATACTTCTCAACCCAGAGAAATTCATCTCGCATATATACTCCATAATATTAAAGTGTTTCTTACAATGTACATTGTACAACATATGAAACAAAAAGTCAACAAGTAATTTCGTTATTTCCAAAACCTTCAGAATTAATTGCGATCACCTTATTTTTATGATCTAGATAGACCATCTTAGGTTGAAGTGCGTCTATATCACTCCAAGACTGATATGCACATATGATGATTTGATCACCGACATATGCATTTCTTGCACCGGCACCGTTAACAGAGACTACTCCGTCTTCGGCAAGAATGGCATAAGTAATCCAACGTTTACCATTTGTCATGTTATAACAATGGACTTGTTCGAACTCCTCTATACCTGCTTCTTGCAGAAGTGCAGTGTCGATAGCAATTGAACCGTCATAATTCAGTTCAGTTGCCGTGACAGTAACGGGGTGTAGTTTGGAACTCAGATATGTTTTCATACTATACCCCTAGACTATTACTGTGCTTCGTTTTGAAGTTGCTCTACCAACTGAATTAATTCAATTGCTTGATCTCTTAATTGACCAATTGTAGATAGTTCTTCACCTTTGAACCCACCACGTTGAACTACAGTGTCCACTACGGCAACTGTTGATCTACTTACACGATTAGATAAATCTTGTAAAATGGCAAGACGTTCGTCTACTGGGTTTGTTTCTTTCTTATCTTTTGTCATCTCTTATTCTCCATAGGTTGATGATTTTTCAAGTGCAATAAAGTACTCGATTGGTGACTGAAGACTCTTAAAGTTAGAGATTAGTTTCTTACTAATTCCCACTTGGAAATCCTCATTCACTATCTTCAGATTATTAACGTTCATAACGAAGTTGAAATCAACTCCTTCTTCGAACTCTCCTTCTACATATGAGAAGAATGAATTTGATGTCGCATCGTCCTTATCGACTACAGTCAATTTGACAGATGATCCTCTTTTACCATCGTTGGTAATTGAGATCTCATCGTGTCCAAGAACAGAAGCGGCACGTTTCAATCTACTCAGTGTATCAGTATCTAGTGTAAACTTAACTTCCGGTTCTGGCATCACTACATCCTTTGATGGGGATGATAGCATATCGATATCAGAGTAGAAGTATTTGTTTCCACGTAAACCAGTGGAATCAGAAATTACCACATAGTTATCTTCGAACTTCAGAGTAGGATTGTCAACCAAACCCATGATGTTCAAAAATTCGTTTAAGTCATAAATACCAAACTCACTAGGTAAAGGTGCATCCAGTGTTGCTCTCGCAAGGATGTTCTTTGCCATTGAGATGGTCTTCAGTTCGTTGCCTTCACGAAACACAATATTACTATTAATGTTTGCAAAGTTTTTTAGTACTCCAAGAGTACGATCAGATAGTTCCATAATAAATCTCTCTATTTTTAGTTAATATACG